GTTGAAGCCACAGAAATATTTAATGGTAAAGATGCAAACTTTACTGAGATAACAGGTATGATAGAAAATCATAAACAAGGTGATGAAGAAAAGACACCTGCAGTTACAAGTGATGTAAAAGAAGTATTAGGATTGCTTGATGTGACTACTAAATGGAAGTTTAATATACCTGTGTTAAAAGAAAATGTAGGTGGTATTGGTGGTGGTAATCTTATGATTGCATTTGCTAGACCTGAAACAGGTAAGACAGCTTTTTGGGTTAGTTTATGTGCAGGACCTGAAGGATTTGCTGAACAAGGTGCAAAAGTACACGCATTTATAAATGAAGAACCTGCTATCAGAACACAAATGAGAGCAATATCTTGTTATACTGGTATGACTAGAGAAGAGATAGTGCAGGACAAAGAGATAGCACAAAATGCTTGGAGTGAAATAAAAGATAACATAGCTATGTTTGATACAGTTGATTGGTCTATGGAAGATATAGATGCACATTGTGAGAAACATAAACCTGATATAATAGTTATAGATCAGTTAGATAAAATAAATGTGACAGGTACATTTGCAAGAACAGATGAAAAGTTAAGACAGATATACACAAGTGTAAGAGAGATAGCAAAGAGAAGAGATTGTGCAGTGATTGCAATATCACAAGCATCAGCAGATGCACACAATAGAAATAGTATTTCATTTGACCAGATGGAAAACTCTAAAACTGGTAAGGCAGCTGAAGCAGATTTAATTATTGGTATAGGTAGAAATGCCAATAGTGATTTAGAAAATAAAATAAGAACACTATGTATAAGTAAAAATAAAATAAATGGTTATCATGGAGAACCTGTGTGTACTATTAGAAGAAGTATAAGTAGGTACGAAGTATGATAACAACAGTAGATGTAGAAACATCGTGGCAAAAAACAGAGACAGGTGGATATGATCCATCACCTTTTCATCCAGATAATATATTAGTTAGTGTAGGTATCAATGATGAATATTATTTTACAAATCATAGTGAAAGAGTTGATGAAGGTTGCTATCATAAGATACAATCTATACTAGATAAAACAACTTTACTTATTGGTCACAATATTAAATTTGATTTGATGTGGTTATTAGAGTCTGGATTTAAATATACAGGCAGAGTTTATGACACTATGTTGGGGGAGTATATACTTAATAGAGGTATAAGAAAAAGTTTAACACTTGAGATGTCTTGTCGTAGAAGAAAGATAGGATCTAAAGATAGTGCCATAAAAGAATTT